CATCAAAGGGAAATGGCAGACCTGCGCAAGGCAGGTCTAAACCCCATATTAGATAGAGGTAACGGAGCCGGAGTCCCAAGCGGAGCCATGGCGACTATAACAAATCCTGCAAAGGATCTAAACTCAGCACAAATACAGCGTAAACTGTCACGAGCAACCCTGAGCAAAACAGCGTTGGAGCTAAAGGTTCTCGAAACACAGGAAGCGTTAAATAGTGCATTAGAGCAAAAAGCCTCAAATGAGGCATCAGTCGCAAACGAGCAATGGCAAACCATGGCACGCAACCGCAAACTAACACATAATCAAATGAAAGCTATGTCAGATTATTACGGCTCCAAATGGGGTAAGTGGTCACCTTATATAGAATCAGGACTAAACTCAGCCAGAGGCCTAGCCATGCCCTTTGGACTTGGACTAGCCACAAGCTCAATAAATCGAGCTATGAAAACAAGAAACTTCAAACCACCTCATGGAGTAACCTTCCCAAGGAGATAAAAAATGTTCAGAAAAAAACTTCGTAAAAGAGCTTCAAAACGTATATTCCGAAAAGGAATGAGAGTTAAATCAAAAAATTATAGACGCCGACCAATGAGAGGAGGACGAAGGCTTTAACTAAAATATAAAGACCAAAGGAAACTTGTTTCCTGCGGTAGCATTATTAGACACGCAAAGGAGAGCTACCAAATGACGTGCTACAAACCCATAACAGTATACCAAAAATTCAATGATGAATCAGGCTTCACCCCAAATCCTAGAGATGGATATCAACACAAACGAACAAGGTTCCCCTGTCGTAGATGTATAGGATGCAGATTGGACTACTCCAGAGCATGGTCAATCAGATGCCAACACGAAATACAAACTACAGAGGAAAAAGGTCAAAAATCCTGCTTCGTAACACTAACATACAACAATAAACACCTCCCAAGAAACGGCAGTATAAACCGTAAACATCTAAAAAACTTCATGAAGTATCTGCGCAGAGATAAAGGCGCAGGGATACGTTTCTTCGCCTGTGGCGAGTATGGAGGCCTACACAAACGTCCACATTATCACCTAATATTATTCAATTGTGAATTCCCAGACATGAGACACCACGACACAAATAAAAAAACAGGCGATAAATACTATATATCAGAAGAACTAAATAAAATCTGGAACAAAGGATTCTGTATAATTGGAGAGGCAAACGCAGACAGCGCAAACTATGTCGCCAGATACATAACTAAAAAAATCAATGGAAAAATGGCATGGCAACATTATATAGATTGTGACGAGAACGGAGAAATAACAGCAGAGAGAATACCAGAATTCTCTGCAATGTCACGCATGCCAGGAATAGGACACGATTTCTTCCTAAAAAACGGTGCCAACATGTATGCACTAGGACACACTATTGTAAAAAAGAAAGGCAAATTAGCTACATTCAAAATACCCGAATATTACGATAAAGTATTTGAGAAACATTCACCAGAACAACTAAAATCCATAAAATTAAAACGAAAGGAGTTAGCCAAGAAACACGAAAAGAGCTACCAGAGGTTAGCCGAAAAAGAACAACATAAAATTCAAACAATTAAAAGCCTAAGAAGGCCAATAGAGGTATAAAATGAAAAAAAATATGTATGCAGTAAAAGACGTAAAAATATCAGCATTCTTAAAACCATTCCCTGCTGAACACGATGGACTGGCCGAAAGGTCATTTGACAATGCGGTAGAAGATCCGCAGTCCCCCCTATCAGAATTCCCAGAGGACTTTCAACTCTGGAAAATATCAATATTCAATGATGAAACAGGCAACTTTGATAAAATAGAACACGTACTAATCACGGATGCTATGTCATGCAAACTTAGACACACACGTAGAGATCAACTCAAAGAGGTAAAAAATGGGTAAATATCAAAAACACCCCAGAGGTAAATCAAAAACTCAACAGGAGTTCAAACCTGTAACCAATATCAATAGTATAATGGATATGGTAAGACAAAAAGGAACAGCACCAGTTAACATTATGAAGGCCTCTTATGGAGACTTTTCAAATGTCGGAGACTTCCAAAAAACACTTCATCAGGTAAATAAAGCCCAACAGCTTTTCTCACTAATACCTGCAAAATTCAGGGAACAGTTCAATAATGACCCTGCACAGCTATTAGACTTCGTAGCAGACCCTAAAAACAGAAAAGAGGGTATAACCATGGGCTTAATAAATCCAACCCCAGAGGAGGCTGAAAAGATGCAAAAAGAGGCTGATAAAATTGAAGAACAACATAAACAACAGATAATAGATGATTTCAAAAAATCAGCAAAAGTCGAAAGTGAGTAGCTCCACTTTCGACAGGGACAATTACTTCTTCTTGATGTAATTGTCCCAACTGACATATTCGGCAGGAGATGTCAGAAACATAAACTAAGGAATAACTATGGCATATCGTAAATCACTATTCAAAAGCCGGTATAAAATCCGCAAAAAAAACAAATATCCAATAAAAGGCCGAAAAAGGAGGAATATGTTCCGAGGCCGTAGGTCAAAACTCAGATTCAAGCGGTAAAAATGGATAAACAAGACAAAATATGGAGTATCAGCCACATTCTAGTAGTTGCGCTACTCAAACTAATAGTATACTTTAAAGATAGACGTAAGAAAAACAGAAGGAAATAAAATGAAAAGCCAAATGGAACATAACTTCTCACAGGTCCCCCCCCCACAGATTCAGAGGTCAACCTTCCGCAGAAATCACGACCTGAAAACTACCTGCAATGCAGGACTATTGTACCCCATCTTCTGGGATGAGGTCGTTCCGGGCGATTCAATAAATCTAAAAGCCAATATATTCGCTAGACTTTCAACTCTAGAAAAACCAATCATGGATAATATGTTCATGGAAACTTTCTTCTTCTTCGTAAATAACCGAATTATCTGGGATAATTGGGAAAAATTCTGCGGAGCACAAGAACCTTCAGATTACCCCGTAGACTTCGACACAGATTATCTAATTCCACAAGTCGATGCAGATGGAGGTTTCGCCTCAAAATCATTATATGACTACTTCGGTATTCGTACTGGCGTTGACGTAGATGTAAACAACCTTCATGGACGCGCATACAATCTCATATGGAATCAATGGTTCCGACATGCAGACCTGCAGGATGAAATAACGGTCGATACAGATAACGGACCAGACGATAAAACAGACTACTACCTAAGACGTAGAAACAAGCGTCACGATTATTTTACCTCCGCCCTCCCTTGGCCTCAAAAAGGAACTGAAATAACAGTAGGTATTGGAGATTCAGCACCTGTATACGGTGATGGTAAATCTCTCGGCTTAACAGAAGAACAAGGAGGTGTAACAACATTCGGATTGATGAATAAAGGAACCTCAGATTATATCAGAGCAGATTCCAACGCCTATAACCAAACTTTACCTCATGAAGTAACATCAGAAGGAGGCCCTCCCGATGATGACTTTGCATTAGGTGTAGTAACATCAGGAGCATCAGGTCTATACGCTGACTTATCACAAGCTGAAGCAATGTCCATAAATGATATTCGTGAAGCATTCCAAAAGCAAAAAATGCTAGAAAAAGACGCCAGAGGCGGGAGCAGGTATCCGGACGTCATCCGGTCCCATTTCAACGTCATACACCCCGATATTTCATATCGTTCAGAATATCTTGGAGGTGGTTCTTCCAGAATAAATATTAATTCAGTACCACAGACTTCAGAATCAGGAACCACTGAGCAGGGAAATTTAGCAGCGTATGGAACAGTAGGAGCCTCCAATCACGGATTCACTAAATCCTTCACAGAACATGGAGTTGTAATAGGTCTTATCAATTTCAGAGCAGACTTAACCTATCAGCAAGGCATTGACCGGATGTGGTCACGCCGTACCAGATGGGACTTATACTGGCCATCCCTTGCGCATCTCGGAGAACAGGAAATCCTAAACAAGGAAATATTCGCACAAGGAACCTCGGCCGATGATGAAATTTTCGGCTATCAAGAACGCTACGCCGAAATGAGATATAAAAATTCAAAAATCACTGGAGAGTTCAATTCAGACTTCGCTACACCATTAGACGTATGGCATTTAGCAGAAGACTTCTCAGCCTTACCAGTACTCAATGAGTCCTTCATGGAGTCAGATCCTCCAGTAGATAGAATTATACCAGGAGCAACACTGGTTCAACACTTCTTAGTAAATTGCTACTTCGACTATAAACATGCCAGACCAATGCCAACCTATTCAGTACCCGGGTTAATCGATCATTTCTAATGCCAGAACTAAAGGCAAAATTCAAAGGATACGGAGACAAAATATCATCCGCAATGGATGTGGCAACACCCTTCTTAAGTCCCATAGGAGACATGGTATCTTCAGCCATGAACATTGGTCAAGCAAACAAACAAATGCGTTTTCAAGAACGTATGTCCAATACACAACATCAAAGGGAAATGGCAGACCTGCGCAAGGCAGGTCTAAACCCCATATTAGATAGAGGTAACGGAGCCGGAGTCCCAAGCGGAGCCATGGCGACTATA